TAGTAAATATAACGACCACCTGCCATGAACTTAAACTCCTTCATAGCCTTGTTAAGAACGTCCATGTCCTCCTTCTCAAGTATCCCTGTACACACGTCGTTGACAATGTCGTCTACTTTCTCGCCCCACGTCTGTGTAGGCGTTAGTGCGTACTTGTTACGGAAGATTGACTCACCAAAACTGTTTCTAAATTCGCTCATGCTACTTTCCTATCAGAATCTTTAATGAAGACACCTGCGCCGTTTAGGTAACCCTTACGGTCTTTGATGTCGTTGTATGCGACTTCTAAGCACTTTGCCAGAGTTGTGTCGCTCATGACGGCTAAGTTGTTCAACACTACGATGCAGTCGCCTATGTCGTCTTGTATGTCGCGCTGCTTTGCCACGTTGTCAGCTAACTCACCTATCTCACTGACTAGCTTTAGTGCCTGTGTCTGCAGTGTACCGTTGACAAAGATGCCTCTGTCGCTGCTCCACTGAGTACACAGGTCTATTAACTTATTAATCTTTACCATTGCATTGCTCCTCTATCAGTCTGTCCAAGTACCAACGTGCTTTGCGTAGGTCTTCTATGCCGTTCTTTTCTTGCCACCTATGCGTGTACTTGATGACGTTGCCGTTGAGATAGCCTAGAAAGGCGTCAGTAGATAGTCGTTCTTTAATGTACTCTATACACTCTACGCCACTGCCTTTGTAGTGACTAGGGTTTATAGCGTCGTAGGTAGACAGCCTAGCCACAACACGTTCTTCAGCTTTGGTAGCCTCACTAACGCGTCTAGCCTCTGCCCTGCGTTTCCTGCTTAAAGCGTCCCACTCCTCAGCAGGTGACTTGTCAAGAAAGCTCATCTGTATCTCCTCCCAGACCTTCAATGATCTGCTCTAGTTTATCTTCTATTTTATCCTCAAAGCGCTCTACTAGCTCTGTGGAGTTAATCTCTAGTATCTCTAGCACCAAGACTTCGTCGAGCATACTAAGCTGATACTTAACCTCAGTGAATGTTAGACTCATTCTGCTTTCTCCCCAAACTTCTTACGCAGATAAGACATACTAATAGGCAGCTCGTCAAAGCTACCGTTGTTGACTTCGTTGAACACCCAAACGCCACGCCATGACTGGTTAGTCTGTGGCGATAGATAGTCTTGGTCTTCTTGGTAGAAGATGCCTGCGAACAGTCCAGTCACTGAAACACCGTCAGCTCTGCGAGCGTAGGCGATGTCTCTGTCTTGTACGTGTCCCATGACACAGCTTACCATCTTCTTAGTCAACATTAGCTTAGCAGACGACACAGGTCTGCCCATAACACCCGAAGTGAAGTAGTGTGAGTAGGCAATGCCGTCTATCATCTTAACTTCTAAGAATGGCACTACTTCCCAACCCATCTTCTTAAGACCTAAGTCTTCAAAGGACATCAGACCTTCTAGCTCTGGCGAGTCGTTAACAGCACGTGTTATACGATTCTCGTGGTTGCCCAGTAGGAACACTAGCTTAGGCTTCCACAGCTTGTGCTTGTTAGCCCTCTGACGTGCCTGTTCTTCTTTGATAGGTGCTAAAAAAGCCTCCATAGCCACCTTACCTGCAGCTACGTCAGCTTGGTAACGTCGACCCTCAAAAGACTTCTTGCCCTTGTCGTAACTAGACAGGCTAGGGAAGTCCCAGTGGTCACCAAGATGAATAATAACATCAGGCTTCAGTGACACAGCGTACTTCCCTGCCCACGTGAGATGCTCAATGTTAGAGTCTGGCTTGACCTGTGTGTCAGGTATGACAAAGTGTCTCATTGGCCGACCCTCGCTTTAGAAACAGCGCTCTCGGCATAGTCTGCAGCGTCTCTCAACGCTTTGACAAGCTCAAGTGTTTCTTCTTCAAAACCTACATCTAAGAAATCAAAAACAGAGTTTGTTTTAATAAAATCGTCTATCAGCTCCTTGAAAGAAGACTCCTTTACAACGAGCGGATCATCATCTCTGCCAACAAAGACAGTAGTTGTTGCTCCGTTCTTTTCTATTTCTGTGTAGACATCAACGTCAACAGCAAATTTACTCATTTTGCTTTCCTCGCTTTGCGTTCTGCGTTAGTCTTGCTTTGGTGACACTCTAAGCACAACACCTGCATTCCGTCAGCCTCACAGAAGAGACGCTTAACGAACCCTGCAAGGTCTTTGTAGCTGCTTAGTTTGCCTGCAGGCTCTATATGGTCTACCTGTATTTCTTTGTTGGTAAACCACCCAGAACACTCTGCACACTGGTACTCATACTTGTGTCTAAAGCCTGTCACTGTTCTCTCTGCCTCTTTCTTAACTTGGAATTTAACAGGATAACGTGAGTAGGCTTGACGCAGCGCTGAGCGGATAAACTGCCAGTAGCGTGCTTCAGTCCAAGTGTTGCCTGCTCTAGTGCGTGGAACTAGTTGTTTGCCCATAGAACCTGCCCTCCTCAGACCTTTCGCGTGGAGGCATCCACATCTGACCTGCTCGACGACGCAGCCATAATAGCCTAGCGTTCTCTAACGCCCTGTCGTAGCCTAGTTGGTCTTCGCAGATGTCCCACATATCCGTTTCTTTACGGCAGTTGCCTATCAAGTCTTCTGCACCGCCTGCGCCTATGCCGTCAACACCGATGATGTTGTCGATAGTGTCGCCTGTCAGTATCTGCTTATAAAAACTCTTCATGCCTTGGTCAGTGCTAACAAAGTATTCGTGACGCTTGACGAAGTTGTAATGCAGTCCTTCGACTTGGTCAAAGTCTTTGTCAATGCTAACCATGATAGGATGATCGTTAATATAAGCAGTAGAAGCAGCTGTAGCTATCGCGTCGTCAGCCTCTTCGCCTTCAACAACAACAGCGTCCCAGACATCTACAGCGTAGTCACGCAAGACAGAAAGCAATAAAGGTCTGTCTTTTGTCTTCCTGTTGCCTTTGTAAGGCGCTGTAACGGCTACTTCGTTGCGGAAGTTGCCTTTGCCAGTCAGGTAGAAAATGTAGTTGTGGTCAGGATAGACTACTAAGGTGTCAGCGATGAGGGAGTCTAAAGCGCGTCTAGCCTGTGCTAGTGCAGTGCTGAAGTTGGCTTGCGCGTCAGTCTCGCACGCACAAGCCACTCGATAGCAATATATGTCGCCATCGATTAGAAGCATTATAGAGCTGCTTCTAGATCAAAGTCGACGCCGCCGCCTTCTTCTGTGTACTCATTCAAGTCTGTAATGACTAGCTTGAGACAGCTTGGTGAACGTCCCTGCTGACCTGCAGGAGACTTCCAATCGTAGTAGCCAACAACGGCAGCAGCTATAGAGCCGTTGCCGACTAGACAGCCAATCTCGTCACCGCTTGTGTTGTAAGCTCGGATGGGATTGCTAGACTTGATGGTGATGAAGTTTTCTTTGTCGTCACCTTTGTTACGTGGCTTCATTCCTCGCTCTTCTAAGGCGTTCACTGCAGCGCTAGAGAGATTGCCAAGGTCAAACTGATACTTGCCTGACATAGCATTCTTGGAAGAAAGGTTAGCCCAGTAGACAGTACCTTTGATGGGAAGTGGTTTAAGATTTACGTTTGACATAGTGTGTAACTCCTTAATAAAGACAATATAGTCTATCATACATAGTTAAAAAGATCAATGCGTTTCTGACCAGTTGTTGCCAATCTGAAACTCACCGTCCATAGGACAACGTAATGCAAAATCGTCGCCTGCCTTGCGGATAGCATTGCGGAAGTGCAGCCCTACAGCCTTGGCAAAAGCCTCTGGCGTTTCTACCTGCAGCTCGTCATGTACGTTGGCAACAATCTTAAAAGGAATGCCTGCTTCCCTGAGACTGTCTACACCGTTCAGTAGAGCCTTCTTCATCAACGCAGCACCACCGCCCTGTAACAGGAAGTTGAGTGCGCTGTAAGCCTTGCGAATGCGTATCCTGCGACCGTCTAAGCTAGGTAGACTGCCGTTTGTGTCAGCTAAGTTCTCGACCTTGTTCTTCAACACCTTCAGTGATGGGATGTTGTTTAGAAAGTCTTTCTTTAGCTTCCTACCATGGGCAGCACCCTTGCCTGCAATGCTGCCTATCTTCTCGTCACCTGCACCGTACAAGAACGCATAGATAAACGTCTTTGCTTGGTCACGTGTGTCGAGTCCTGCTGCAGCTTGGTTGGCGCTGTGTATGTCACCTTCCAAGATTGTCTGCACGTAGTCTTCGTCTTTCATATAGTGGGCTAGCATACGCAGTTCTAAGCCTGACGCGTCTATGCCGACTAGTTTGTTACCTTCTTCTACAGTCCAACACGCACGACACTCTCCACCCAGTGTAGCCTTTA